AGTTATAACAAATTGAAATGTAGCAGTAGCAGCAAAATTTGTAATATCATAAGTTTCAGCCCATCCAACAGGAGGACTTGTAGGTTGATAACCTGATAAATCCCATTCTATTAAAGAAAAAGTAATATTAGTTGTTGTTCTTATAATAACAGTATATGTGGCTGCATCCATAAAACCCATATCACCTTCATCGAATAATGAATTGCCTGTTAAATTAGAAGCAGTAAACCAAACAGTACCATTTCTGTTTATTATTACATCATAAGAATCAGTTGAACTTGTGTTTATAGTTAATCTTTGTGTAATTGTTGGTAAATAGTTTGCAAATATTTGTAAGCCAGAACTATTAATCATTCCAGTATAAGTTTGGGGTAAACCAAAACCTGTTACTAATGTTGGAAATGCTGCAACTTGTTCTGCAGGTGCTACACTACCTTTCTTTCTATGTAGCCACATATAAAGATTATAAAATTCAGGATTAGTTGTACTAAAAAAATCTCTTGTAAAAGTTAAATTATATTCAGGGTCATTTTCAATAGCTTCTATAATTTCATAAAGTCGTATAGCATATTTTAAATCAGAATATAATACACCGTGATTGTTATTACCTCCTCCAGTATGATAATATAAATTCCCCGTATCGTTTGTGTGTGCTGATGTATTACTATTATAAAATAACCTTGATTCTTCACCACTTGCACCAGATGTTATAAGAGGACATAGTATTGGACCAGATGCACTTTGTAATCTTGCTTTTACAGCAGCAGCATCATAGTTTAATTTGTATTGATTTAAATCATTTAAATTTGCTAATTTATCTTCTCTTAATATATCTTTTATGTTTACTGTTTGACCAAAGAATGTAATACGATATGCATACACTTTATTTAGTTTCATATCAACACCTTCAAGCCTTATATAACCTTGCTTAAAAGCTACATTATTTAATTCTATTTTAGCATCTCTTTTATTTCTTGCATCAAATCCATCTACAATATTAAAATTATAATAGTGTTCAAACACTTGATTATTAGCTTTTGAAGCTGGTACTGTAAATGTTTGAGTAAATTCAGTAAATATCTTTGCAGGATCTTTAATGTTTTGTATAGACTGGTTAAATGAAACCTGTTCATCTTTGAATAAATCAATTCTTACATAATTTACTACATTAATATCAGGATCATTATCAATATATAGTTGAAGTTTTTGCATTATCTAATGTTGTTTATGTAATCAAATGACATATCAAATTCAAATGTGTAATCTATTAACCTTTCATTTAGTGAAGTCTTTTTAATCATATTGCTTTTTTTAACATTAACAGGTACTACTTCATCTGCACTTGAATCAAAAGGGTCTGTTCTTGTAAGCCATACTTGTTCAGATAATAGTAATTGTTCAAACCATTGATTAGCCCATTCAGGATAATATCCAGAACTTAAACTAATGCTTGTGTTTGCTACTGTATTATAATCTTGTTTAGTATGCGTGTTTACATTATAGCTTCCTGTTGATGTTATAATGTTTCTTTGGAATTGTTCTTGTTTTTTATTAGTTGTATTTACTGATTTTAAAAAGAACCAAATATCCTGTAATGCACCAAACTTATTTACAAATGTTATTTTATGCCCATATCCATATTTAGTACAATCTATTCTAATTATATCAACATCATATTGACCACCACCTGAATTAATTTCAGTTGCAGAAGAAGTAAAACTTTGATAATTTAAAGAAGCATTAGCAGCAATATAAGGCAATACACCTGCAGTATTATTAGGTACATAAATATAATATTCATTTAATGTACTTGGATTAGTATTTAATAACCATCTTGGTCTATTACTAAAAGGTATTTCAGGGTTATCTCCTTCCATAAAAGTACCATAACCATCATAACCTACATCCGTAAATGTATCTGTTGTTAATGCAGTTCCAGTTCCGTCTGTTGAAGCGTGTGAAGTTAATGTAGAAATAATAGCTAATGTTTCAGCAGTATAAGTTCCATTAAAAGTTATGTTTATAAAATCCCTACATAGTTCTGCTATCTCCCATAACATATTTTGGTTTAAAGAAGTAGGTTTTACTAATGTATATTCTATTGTGCCATCAATACTTATAGTAATTTTTGCTGATAATGGTGTACCAGTATCTGCTACTGCTGTTTTATATTGTGGGCTTCTTAATGCTATTGCTGCCATTGTTTATTTTTTAGTTCCTAATATTATTCCTTTTTCTATGTCTAACATAAAATCTTTTATTAATTCTTCTGGTAATCTTTTAAATGCAGCTTCAAATGGTTTAGTAAAAAAGTAAGTAGGTTTAAAACCTTGTGCGTATATACTTCTTTGTAATACAAATGCCATACTCTTATAACTGCCCTTTTTAAATTTGCCTTCTTTATCTCTAAATCTTATATTCTTACTTTGTGCCCAATCTCTTAATGGTTGCATTGGTGGCATCTTTTGCTTATAACTAAACTTACTTGTTGGTGCTTTTTGTTTACCTCCTTTTATTAAACTTGGATTAGCACCCTTAACACCTTGATCTTGGAACTTACCGTAATCTTCCATATAGAAGTCAAGTATAAATCCCTTTTGTTCTTCATCTAATGTGTATCTAATAGAATCATATAAAGCACCACCACCTTGATTTCCTTTTGTTAAACGTGATCTTGACTGTTGTACAACGTACTTGCCAAAATCATTTAATGCTTTATTTATATTCTGGAAATTCATTAACAAATGTTTATGTCATTGTATATTAATATATCCATAGTTGCAGTCCACCCTGCTAATTGGTTTTCAAATCTATCGTAAAATGGTTCACAACTTACTGGACTATCTAATTGGTATTTATCTTGGTGTAGTGTTCCCATTCTTAAACTTTGTATTACTTTATTTAATACTGCCAGTTGTGTATTAAGAATATCTTGTTCGTTATTGTTTCCTGTAAATCTATCTGTTGTTTCACTTTTAGATTGATCCACAATATCCATAGCCAAGATGCTTATATTAAAAGTTAATGTTTGTTCTTGTTGTATTACGTTGTTTACTATAATATGTGCTAATGGAAATATGTCTTGCTTGTTTAAATTGACATCGTATATATCTCCTGTTGTTACAGTATTGCAATTAATGTCTGCAAGTAGCTTGTCTTTTATAGTTTCAGTTAATTGATAAAAACCTCTTATTCCTTGTTGGCTCATTTGAATTTACTTTTTATTTGTTTTGATTCTAATTCGTTTTTGTCTTTCATAAATGCTAACATCATTAAACACTTATGCATTTCTAATTTGGTAATATCTTCAAATCTTGTAATATCTCCTCCAGCGAGTCCGTAAAGGCTTGAATACCATCCCCATTTTTTAGAAAATCCAGACCTTGAACTTGTAGATTCCCCTCCTCGTTCTCCAAATAATTCATCATAGTTTGCGATAATTCGATCCCTAAACGATAAAAAAAAATAATAGAACCAAATACTGCATCCATAGGCATATTAATTAATTTGTCTTTTGTATCTGGATCGTATTCTTCTATTAAGTATTTTTGCCCTAACTTTTGTTTTATAGGTCTGTATAATACATTCATTGCTATTTGTATATTCTCCCATTCACCCATATAGGTATCAAGGTCGATATATTCACCTAATGTTATTTCATCAAGATCAGGAACAAATCCGTATTCAACATTATTTAACCAGAAACTTTTTACAAGATCTGGCTTCTGTTCAAACATTTTAGATATTAAACTTGCTATACGATCTGCATCCGACAGCTTTATGTTTAGGGCATCTTGCATTTTAACATTGCAAAATATTTCTATCATTTTAGTCTGTAAAAAAGTGTTGTTCTGTTTGCTATCTTGTACTTTTAGGAACTTCTGATATTGCTTTAATGTAATTTCATTAAGTTCAGTAGGTACGTTAATATTAGCTTTCATACTTATATAACGTAATTAAAGTAGAATTTTAGTATAAAAAAAAAGGTGCTATTTCTAACACCCTTTTTCAACTTAAACAAAACAAAATTATTAATCTATATATTCGCATTGATGACTACAATACCCTTCTTCATATATTGGTCTTTCACATTCGATGCACTTGTATTGTGGCATATCGTCTGGAGTTTCTTTATAGTAGTTCATAAATTGTAGGCTTTCATTTCTTCTTTGTATAATTCTAAATCATAAAGGGCTTCATTCATTCGTTCCCTATAATCACTATTAGCCATCTTACAAGCCGCAAGATCATTCTGTAATCCTGCAACATAAATAGAGTTGTCTATAAATAGTTGTTGGAATTGTAATAGTTCTACGTTCTTTGGTTTAGATTTTACCCACTTGTTTATTAGTTCCCCAAGTAGTATTGCGTTGTTAGTATATTCTAAATCCTGTAAGTTCTGCATTTTGTTTCTCATACTATTGTTTCTAACAAATGTAAGAAAAAAAACATAGCCACATAAAATACAGCCCAGCCTAAAGCTGAATAACCTACAATCTTTAAAAATGATTCTTTGTTTTCTTTTTTAGATATTTTCTTTGCAATGTAATATCTACGTTGTCCGTCTACTTCGTAATAATGTTTCATAATATGATTTTAATTAATGTTACTGTTGCTAATACTATAAATGCTATTTTAATAGCTTTAAACATACTTTCTTCCTTTTTAGGGTTACGACCTTGATTTGATCTGTATTGTCTTTTTTTCATCTGTATTTCTATTAAATGATTTTATTCTTTTTGTCTTATTTAAGTTGTGTAAAAACTTTGTTCTATTATAATTCATAAGGAAGTATAAAATGATTATACGCTTGATGAAGTATATCTACAGTTGCAAATAAAAATATAATTGCAAAGGTTAAGCAGAATAATATAATGCAAAAGCAAATTAAACTACTTGCTAAAAATCTAATAAATTTTATAAGTTCTTGTTGTTCCATTTTGTAAAGTTTAAAAAGGGAGCTGTTACCCTCCCATTGTTTTTAATTATTTAAATGATAGCTTATTAATCCGTTTGGAAATTCCCCTAACCATATTAAATCTTTTTTGTATAAAGAACCTAAAATACCTTTTAATTGGTCTTTGCTTCCGTTAAAACTATCCATTATGTTATCAAAACATTCTGTAGGTGTTTCTTCGTAATCATCTCCCCAAGATATAATCTCTAATACTTTTTCTTCTAAATTTGTCATTTGTTCTGTTTGTTTAAATAACTGCTTCATTGCAATTATACAGCTAATATAATACAATATATTTAATTAACAAAATAATTGATAAGTTTTATTTGTATTGGATAATATCACATTCTCTACAGTAGTAGTAGTCCTTATTATCTTTACCTGAATATATAGTCATTGTCTGTTTACATTTTTTACATTCCATTATTGTATATAGTATTTGCCCCTATTAGGGTTCTGTAGCTGGTAGCTTACTGCATATCTAATAGCATCTATTAAATGGTTATATTTATCAATAGGTGTGTTTGATTTCTTCTCAAGCCAACTATAGTTGTTTAGTTCTTTTATTAAGTTTATACTTTGTTCGTCTACTATTAAATCATAGTCTTGTAATAAGCTGATCCCATAGGTTATAGATCCTGCTCCTTTAATTGAAGCCACTACACTACACCCTTTAGATTTTAATTCTGATAAAAGACGCACTTCGGCAGAATCTCCTACAATTAAATTGTCTATAGCGTGTTTGATATTTAAACGTGCTATTTCGCTTGTTGTTAGTTTAGGCAAGTAAAAACATTCTTTTAAATAAATAACCTTGTTAGTTGTATCTATGTTAGTTTCTACTAATGTACTTGGATCATTACTAAATCCATAATCTTGACCAAATACACTTATACCTACTTTTTTAAATTTACCTATTTGCCAGTTAGTAAATATTACACCTTCTGCTTTATCAAGCCACCCTCCCATTATTTGGGTTTTGTATTTTTGTGGTCTGCGTTGTTTAATGTTTTCTATTTGGTTTAAATAGCTTTCTGAAAGGTTTTCAATATTGTCTTTATAAGTTGTATGAATGTATGTAACATTATCTTTAGTTGTGTTTACACTTTCTTGTATTCCTTTATCTTCAAAGAATCTTTTATAGATCCAATGTTCTTTAGTTGCAGGATTTAATATTAGTATTACCCTATTGTGTTTACCTAATTGTCTTACTGATAAATCTATCTTGTCAAATGTATCTTCATTAGTTAGTTCTTCTGCTTCATCTAATACAAACGTTGTAACGCCTTGTAAGGACTTTAGATTAGCTGTTTGATCACCACTTGAAGTTTTTATCCCTTTGAATATTATCTTGCTTCCTGAACGCTTATTTCTTATTTCATCTTTTGTGATATGAAAGTCATTAAAGATTTTAAGCAGTTCAAGTTTTTCAATAAATTCAGGAATAATAGAAATATAAGTAGAAGATAAAGTATAACGAGTAAATAGAATAGTATGTCCAGCTTCATAAGTAAGAAGAACTAATAAGAGGTTTACAGAAAATGATTTACCAGATCCACGCCCACCTGTAACTATAAAGTACCTCCCATCTGATTCAGCAATAGGAGAATACTTTTTATTTATTTCAATCACTTAAACTTAATTAAGTCTTTGAAGTTTATGTTCAAGCCTTCACTTGAAGTTATATCTACTGATTCTTTAGGTTT